TCATAGACATCCATCTGATAATCTAATTCTTCCCATGTGTCTAAAGGAGAACTGTCCCATTCTATCCAGCCTTCATTATTAAATGCTACATCAGTGCCATACCATTCATCTACCTGTGTTTGACCAAACTCCTGTAGGTCTATTTCGTACCATTCAGCATCGGTAAAATACATATCTGCATAAGGGTCATCATCAATCCAATAATCACCTTCCCACTGTTCTTCTTCATAGCCATAGTCATTTTCATAGCCATAGTCAAATTGTTCTTCTTCAATGTAATAAGCTACAGATGCTTCTGAACTATACCCTGCACAGGAGGGAGAATATTGAGGGTCATCTTCACATTGTTGGTCATCATAAGCACTCCAATAAGAAGGACACTCCTGACTGTAAAGCTGAGTTATATTGCATTGTTGCGTTAAATAAGCTGCTGCATAACCAGTACAATCCTCATTGTATAAAGAATTTAATGCACATTGTTGGGCCAGATAAGCCACCGCATAACCAGCACAGTTCACTGAAGTTAATGGAGTTGTTGCACACAATGATTGATTCGTGCCATCGCCATACAAAGAACCGCCATCTTCCAATAAAGTGTTCACTGCATTACTGCTGGAGTTCCAGTCGTAACTCACACAGGTTCCAGACACATTAGTAGTTCCTGTATTGCACTCATCAAAGAAATGGTAAGTATAAATCTGTGAGGTACTGCCCTGTTCCCCTATTAAAACATCATGGCTAATAATATCCAGTTCGCCATAGCGATACTCATAAGTGTCGTTGGGGTATAGCCAGACTTCTATACTGTTATCGGAATTAGCTCGGTTGTATTCCCTCATGTTATACCAGCCAAAAATAGTGTAGTCGTCAAAGGCTTTAGCTCTCATAGCTGAACCACCGTCTTTTATCAGATCAGTCCAAAACACAAATAAAGTATTGGTGTATTGTGGTAGAGGATCAGGGGTGTAATCTCCACAATAACTGCCTGTCAGGTTAAAGTGCAGACAGCCGTTGGTTGCCATTCTCGCTTGGGTATAGTCATTACCATAAAAGGTAAAGGTAAAACCTAAATCAAAGGCTCCCGAAACTGAATCATCATTTGAACCTAATCCTGTAGAGCCTGATGAATTGGTTTGTAAATCGTATAGGTCTTGGTTAGCTTCATAGATGTAATCAGCTTTTGCTATAGGAGTAATTATTCCTAATAAAAATCCTAACGCTATTCCCAACCCCCACGACTTAACCATATGAGTACCTAGTGGATTAGTTGGTAGCGTTTTCATTCCATTCATTTACGCAATCCCACCTACTTCTTTTAAGACCATCTAAGTCTCCTTGAACGTGCTTAGTGTCTTTACATTTTTTTACAAATTGCTTCCTTTTCATATCGTAATCAGGTCTGTCAGTTCTATTTTCTTTCCAACCTGCTGATGCTTCCTTGCCAATCTTGCCCATGTACGGGCAGGGAGTTCCTGCCATTTCCATCGCTTGAAACACCCTTTCGTCTTGGCAAAGAATAGATACTGCTGCGACCTTCATGCCCATATCATAGATGTACTTACTTAGCTTTAACCTTTCACAATTCTCATCCCTTATGGTTCTACCGCCTGATATACCAAAGACCTGGCCTTGAAAAGCCCCAGATCTACCAGTCGTACATAAGTCTTGTGAATAAGACATGATACTGGGAGCAATCGCAGACGCAGGAGGAGCCTTAGTTTCTATCTCTTGCTTAATTGTTTGCGTGGTGTTGGATTCGTTGATATTTCTATTGGTGTTATCTGAAGTTGAATTGTTTTCATTAACATTTTTATTGTCTGTTTTTACATTGGAATCAGATGTGGATTGATTCACATTGGTATTGGTATTGGTGTTATCTGAGGTACTGGTGCTGGTACTGGTGTTGTTGTTCGTATTGGTGTTGGTGTTATCTGAGGTGCTGCTATTCGTATTATTCGTGGTACTCGTATTATTTGAATTAACGGTACTGTTGACTGTACTGTTGTTGGTGGATGTATTTACATTCGTATTGGTATTACTTGCTGTTGAAGTATTTACATTCGTATTATTAGCAGTCGTTGTATTGTTGTTCGTATTGGTTGCAGTGCTGGTATTTACGTTAGTGTTATTGCTCGTATTGCTATTGACGTTGGTATTGGCATTCGTATTCGTTGCTGTCGTTGTCGTTGTATTCGTGTTGACATTGGTGTTGGCATTCGTGTTATCTGCTGTGCTGGTAGTCGTTGTCGTGTTGGTATTGGTATTTGTGTTGGTATTCGTATTGACGTTAGTATTATTCGTAGTGGTATTGTTCGTTGTATCTAACGAATTTTGCTCACAAAACTCAGTACCAGCCGTACAGTCTGGGTTTTCAGGTTCGTTTTCTGCGGAACTTAATGCAAAAGATCCCAATAACCCTATAAGGATTAAGACTCCTATAAAGGTTATCTTTTGTTTCATTTCTTCTCTTCACCTTTAAAGCTCTTAGAGCTACCTGAAGTTCCAGCATAGAGGCCAAACCAGGCTGCGCCGGCACCTACTACTATAGAAATTAAACCAGACTGTTCAAATGAAGGTTCAGGTAATTCCATAAACCACATCACCGTGTAATACAGTAAAAAGATATAAACGGTTAAAAAGGCCCTGGGGAATATGCGCCAGCTATCAATGGCTTGGGCTAAGAAGATCCATTTCTGGTGAGGATTTTTGGTCCCTTCATCTTCCAGTTCGCGTATGCGATCTTTTAACCTAGATTGCTCCTGCAACAACTCCATGAATTTACTAAGGTCTATTTCAACCTCATTGCGGTCCATGTCTCCCGCAAATCTGTCCCGGTCAGTCATAATTATTTCCTTTATTTCTTTTTAGGTGCTTTTCCTCCCATCCAGGCTTCATTCACATCAGGTGTTGATTTATCATCACCCTTGTAACGACCTTTAACGGTACGCGCACGTTTGGGTTTTTCCCACACCGTATCCTTGCGCCATTCTTCATCCTTCTTTTTGCGAACAACTCCAGAAACTTTCTTCTTTTCTTTTTTCTTAGGAGCAGGCTTTGCCACAGCCCACTTTAAAAATTTCATAAAATTACTATTAGAGATTTTTTTCCATATAGACATATTATCCTCCTACGGATTTTGGATCGAAGATCCCTTTATCAATTAAAAACTGACGATTTTCCAGGTGTTCTTTCTCGACCTCTTCTTTATTTTGACCATGGTAAGCTACCCCGTAGCCTTTCTTAACCATGTCTTCATTAACATTTTGCTCGTTTACCCACACTTCGGCAAGTACCCGACCAAATTTTCCACGAGAATCACGGAGCTTGGTTTTTAGAACAACCTCCTTTTTAGTGATTGAATCCTTGAGAAACTGTTTCGCCAGAAGCCCGCGAACTTTCTCATCCTTGTCACGAGTGCGCGACTCGGGCGTATCAATGCCATATAAACGAACGCGACAAGCATGGTGGACATTAAAACCAAGGTCAAGAACAACATCCACAGTGTCACCGTCAACCACTCTTTTAACTTTGCATTTATATTCATACATGAGCTGCCTCGCCAGTAAGAACCATTTGTTTAAGTCTATCAGCACGAGAGCCTACTTGCGTAGCCCATTTTGAATCCATCATTTCCACGGCAGCCGTTTCCCATTGTGAAGTCCCCATAGCGGCTAGAAAGCGCTTAAATCCACTCAGGCGTGGATAACCTAAATTGAAACACATATTGGCCAACACGCGTTTGCGGACGTCATCCAACCCACGCCACCACTGCATTTTATCATCCAGTTCGTTTGTTACTATATCGATGTCCTGGTTGAAACATTCATGCACGCGTGCTTCGGATACAGGTGTCCCTACAGCTTCGCCGTGTTCTGGATCCCGCTCCGTAATAAGATGGCCAATACCAAACGTGGCATAGCCTAAATGATCTTTATAAATTTCATAAACGCAGCCTTCATCCAAAGTGAGTTCTTCCATTAAAGCCACACGATTCATAACAGGGGTACCGCGGTAGCTCCATTGACGGAGACGGTTAATGCTGAAACAGCTCCTGTTCCTCCTACCCCTTTGGTAGTGGGAGTGGAAATATCTAACCATTGCTGTCCAGTCCATACCTGTAATACATCCTCGCTAGTGTTCCATATTACATCACCCGCGTTAAATTCATTCTGCATACGTTCTGTATTGTTGTATTGAGGGGTAGCCGTCGGATCAAACGTATTGAACGTTAATTCCAACATGCGTACTAATTGATTGTAAATATTGGCATCTACTGCGCCATTGGCTTGGGGTAGTCTACCTTGGAGTAATTGTGCCATTAGCGTCTGCCGTTCGGACGTAGTTGTAAGCGCGTAGCACCCAAACGCCATCCCACTCCTACAGTGCTATCTGATTCTACCCGTAATACTCCTTGACGCGCACGCGCCCTTATATCCACTTTTTCAGTGCTATTAGTTATGGCACTGGTGGAATTGGTAGTTAAAGTGGCACTCGGATAATTACGCGTTTTTAACACCATGTTAATAGTTTGCGTGCTTGCACTGCCCGTAAAAGTTAAATCGGGAATAATACGGTTAATGAATTGCAACTGGTCGCCATCACCAATATCAAAGTCTCCCGACTCAATATACACGTTATCCATGGCTGCTCCATCCGCATCAGTACCTTGTTCTTGACGGTAAATATAATTATAAGTATCTAAACCGGCGGCACGGGGATAATCGACAATGCCTTCATCCACCCACGCTGTGCGTGCCAATTGTCCAATTGCCCAGGAATTATTTTCATAATTAAAAGTAACGTAACGGTCAATAGCAGTGGAATCCTGAGAACAATAAAACCATCCTACCTCGTCAAAGCGTTTATTGGAAAAGGCAAATATTTGATGCGATTGCGTGTGGTTGAGGTCATCATATACGTAACTGTGAACACTACAAGGCACTGGCATTATACTCCCCGAATAAGCGTAAAAACCGCTTTCATCCATCCAAAACATACCTTTTGGCGTGTTGATACAAGCATTTGGTCCCATAATGCTATTGTTTTCATTAATTAAATTAAGACCAAAAGTATAAGGGGGTCCAATAAATTGCAGAGAATACATGGCTACATCCGTCCATATTATCGTTTCCTGCTTGGTACGAATGGAAGCGACTATTTCCGATCCAGCAGAAACTCTTAATGATCCTGCCGTATTAGTATTCTTAGGTTCCCATTCCAAATGATTTTCCTGATCACACCAACAAATAAATAAAGGATCACTATTACCCGTACGGGCAGTTCCCGCTGCATTCAGAGGATCTGCTCCCAAGGCAATAATATGCCGGTCTACATCACTGACCAAAATTTGTAATGCCTGGGTAGGAGGCAAATTGACGTTGGTTAAACTACTAAAAGAGACAGCTCGTGTACTAATTCCATTCGTATTATCCCAATAATAAATATTTCCTCCACGTGGACACGCTATCAGATCTTCGCCAAAGTTATCTAAACTCCATAAACGCAATTGATTGGTAGAACTTAAAGTGGTAGAACTTCCCCAGGTGCCATCTCCCCATGGACCAGCACTCCAACCTGTTGAACCTACATAAGTATCCAAACCGCAATTAATTTGATAAACACCTACAATACTACCCCCACCATTACCAGAATCGCTTGAATTAGCGGTTGCAGTAGCAGTAAACGTATAAGTATTAGCTGTAGGAACAGTGACTATTTGATATTCCTGATTTAACACCGCAGCGGTAATAAGACCACCTAAAGTAGCAGCACCGCTAAAAGTAACAAAATCTCCCTCGACTGCTCCATGAGCTGTGTCCGTAGCCGTAATGGTAGCGGAACCATCAGTAGCCGAAAAAGTGACATCACCCGCTGAAGTCGTAGTACGAATTGGTGTAATATCATTAAAGGAATTACCTTCTTGAATATAAAGTTTATAACGGGTACCTATCCCTAAATATTTAGTGCCTGCTAAATTAATCCAGGGATGCAACAATCGTCCCGTTCCCTGATAATAATTGACGCTATCTTTTAACCAACCACCTATTTTTTCTGGATGGCCTTGACGAAAGCGAACTAAGTTGCCGTCATACCAACCGCCTTCAGCGGTATAAG